ATTCAAAAGAAAATATATTGTAAGGTTAGCAGTATTTTGTATTACAAATATTATATTAAGCTTAGTGATTTACTTTAAGCCGATTGATATTAATTTCATTATATTGCAAAAATTAAGTATATTAATATCTGTAACGATTTTAATAAATAAATTTTCGATTACTAAACTGAGCAAAATAATTTTAGATAAATTAAAATGAAAAGCTTGAAATACAGCTTTCGTTACATAAAAAATGCTTGACAAATGATTTGTCTTGTGATATTATAATTTCATAAAAAAAATAAAAGGAGAATTATTATGAAAGATAAGGTGTTAAAGATTGTATTTGCTGTATTATTATCTATAAGTTTAGGATTGAATGGGTTTACACTTGCAAGACTGAATAGTTTTAAGACGGAGCAGGAAAATAGAAATCAAGCTTATGAACAAAGTTTTGACTTGCAGCTAGGTTTTAATGAGAAGGTTGTTGAAGCATTAGAATTGATAGGAAAATTGTTTCAGTATTGAATTTCCAAGCCGCTAATAATTTAGTGGCATTTTTTTAATATAGAGGTGGCGATTCTATGGCCTATGAAAATGGAAAGAGAATTAATAGATACTTTAATCAACAAAAGGGCAAACAAAAGTTAAAGTGCAAAGCAAATGGTTATTATGATTTTTATTGGGATAAAGAAAGATATTGGAAATTCTGCTATCTTTCGGGATGTAGAAAATTCGCTAAGCGTCAGACCAATAGAAAAATTCGGAACAATAAAAATTTAGAATTGACCAATCCATCGGATTATAGAAAAGTATTCGACTATGATTGGACAATTTGGTAAGGAGTGATAATATTGGAAGAGTTTATAGTTATAAACGGAAGAAAATATAAATATGATGCTCAAGAAGATGTGCTTGAGGTCAAGCACTGTACCGTTTATATAAACGGCGAGATGTCGGAAGAAATTATTGATTAAAATATATTGTGGGAAAAGAGATTGCAACTCCTGCCAATTGCCTACACAATTGGATACCACAATTATTTATTATTTACCTTGTAGGAGGAAAAAATGGGAAATAAACTGACAATTGAATTTATTAAAGAAGAATTTGTGCGACTAAAAGGATATGAACTTTTAGAAGATGAATATATTAATGCGAATAAACCTATGAAATATAAATGTCCCAATCATATGAATGAGGATTTACAGATATCTTATGGTAACTTAAAATGTGGTCATGGATGTCGATTTTGCTTAAACGATAAGCGACAATTAAATTATATACAAAAAATTAAAATAAAAAATGTTTTAATGTTAGATAAATATATAAATATTAATACTAAAATAAAACATAAATGTTTGATTTGTGAATATGAGTTTTATGATAGTCCACACCGCATATCTAAAAAAGAATGGAAATGTGATAGTTGCTTTCCTAATCGTGCAACTGTGGTTGTTGGTAAGAATGATATTTGGACAACAAATATTGAGTTGGCTAGATTGTTGGCAAATCCAGAAGATGGGTATAAATATAGTTATGGAAGCCATAAAAAAATTAACTGGAAATGTCCAAGTTGTGGGAATATTATTGAAAACAAAAGTGTAAAACAGATTAATAGTTATGGGTTGCCATGTCCTATATGTTCTGATGGAATAAGTTATCCACAAAAAATAATGGCAAATGTCTTAAAAGAATTAAATATAGAATTCGATACAGAACAATCGTTTGACTGGTGTACATTTGAATTAAATAATAAAAAGCATCAAGGAAGATATGATTTTGTTTTCAATTACAGTAATCAAAATTATATAATAGAAACTGATGGTAAGTTTCATAATAGTCCCCATAAAAAAGGCAAAATAAGTTTAGATGAATCTAAATTTATAGATTCTGAGAAAGATAGATTGGCTAAAAAAAATAATTATAAAATAATTAGAATAGATTGTTTGAAAAGTGAATTAGAATATATTAAACACAATATTATAAATAGCGAATTGAGCGTTCTATATGATTTATCTAATATAAATTGGGATTTATGTCATAGCAATAGTTTGAAATCAAAGGTTATCGAAGCTTGTAATTTATGGAATATGGGCATTAAGTCTACACCTAAAATCGCTGAAATGATAAAAATTAGTAGAAATGCAGCAATTGGATATTTAAAAAAATGTTCCGAAATAAATTTATGCGATTATAATCCCAAACAAGAAATAATTAATAACGCAAAAAATAGAGGAAAATTATTAGAAAGGGGGGTTGTTTGTAAAAATACCAAACAAATATTTGATTCTGTGAAAAAAGCGAATAAATTTTATAAAATTCGTGGGGCAGGTGAATGTGCTCATAAAAAATATAATTATTCCGGAATACACCCTGTTACTAATGAAAAATTAGTATGGGAATTTTATAATCCAGAAGTTCATACAGAGCAAAATGGATATAATTTCTGCCAATAATTATTTGTAAATAAAAAAATCAATTTTATACATTTTAAAAATAAAGGGGCGATATTATTTCTAAATTTAAAAAGGATGGAATATACTTTTGTGGTATGTCATCAGAAGAAGTTACAAACTCAGTGTATTTCGTAAAATATGGCAAAACTAATGTATGTTTAGAATTTGGCATGTATCAATGCCAGGATATATCAAAATCATATTCAATAAATAATAAAAGACCGCCTTTTAATGTGAAAACTTGCGACTTTGTAATATTAAACCATGTTCATATTGATCATATAGGGTTAATTCCTATGTTAATTAAATATGGATTTAATGGCAGAATTGTTTGTCCAGCTAATTCTAAAGAGCTTATTAAAGCCATGTTGTTAAATAGTTCATTTATTTGCGAACAGGAAGCAAGAATTTTGACAAAAAGAAAGAAGAAATTAATATCTCCATTATTTACTAGCGAAGATGTTTATAAAATATTAGATTATATTGATGAATATGATTTTAATATTTTGCATATTTTAAATGAAAATATTTCTTTTAAATTTTACAATAACTCCCATTGTGTATCAAGTGCTCAGTTGGAATTGAATTTGTATAATGAAAACCGTAATAAGAAATCGATCTTATATACTAGCGACCTTGGAGGAGATTCTAAGTTTAATTACTCTAATAAAACAGAAATACCAAACAAATTTTTTGATATATGCATCATGGAATCAACATATGGCAATTCAGGTAGGGTACAGTCTGGCAAAAAATCTTTTAATAAAGAATTAGAAAAGTTTAAAGTTGCAATTAAATCTACATTAGATAATGGTGGAAGTGTATTAATTCCCGCATTTAGTTTTAGTAGAACACCTCAAATACTAACATGTTTGTATGAGTTATTTTATAAAGATGAAGATTTTAAATATGATATTTTTGTCGATTCAAAACTATCATGCCAACTTATAGATATTTTTAAGGAGATATTAACTAATGAAAATTTAGAAAAATACAACAAAGTTATTGGTTGGGATAAAGTGCATTTTATTAAGGAAAAGGATGAATCAAAAAGAAATATTATAGATAGCAAACCCAAAATAGTGCTTTCAAGTTCTGGATTTTGCACAGCAGGACGTATTATTAATTATTTGCAAAAATATTTATCAAATATCAAAAATCTAATCTGCTTCTGTGGATATATTGGCGCAGATGAGTCTTATTTGTCATACAGAATAAAAAATTTTAAAAACAACAAACAAATCAAAATCGGAAGACAACTTGTAAAAAATAATTCACAGTGTATAGCTGTGAATTTTTTTAGTTCTCATGCCAACTATGGTGAGCTTGTAAATTTTGCTGGGAAGCAAAATTGTGACAAAATTTGTTTGGTACATGGAGAAAAATCAGCGAAAGAAGATTTAAAACATGGAATACAAGAAGAATTATCAAAGAACAATAAAACTACAAAAGTAATATGTTCACAAAAAGACATGTTTATCAGATTGTAATTTTAAAAATTTTAAATTAAAGGAGAAAATTCATGGCAGAAAGTATATCAATTGAATTAACTGAAATCTTAGATAACTACGCACAAGCAATGGCTGAATCAAACTATCATTATTACAACAATCTCAAAAATAGAACATTGGTTATTAACGGCGAAATTGACGAATACACGATGGATACTGTGATAATCCCACTTCTTCAGATGGATAACGATGGAAGCAATGAACCGATTACTATTTACTTAAACACTCCTGGTGGGATAGTTTATGTTGGGTTGAATTTATGTGATGTAATTAGTAAATTGAAGACAAAGACTACGATTATCACTATGGCATACGCATATAGTATGGGTTCATTAATATTAATGGCCGGATTTAATAATCCTAATGTAACTCGAAGTTGTTATAAATTCAGCACAGCCTTAATACATGGGGGATCGCTATACTTAGAAGGTTCTTCTACTTCTGTCAAAGATACCTATGCGTTTAATGAGGCGTATGAATCTAAAATCGATCAATATATTTTAAACAATAGCAAGATTGACGAAAATATTTATAAAGACAAATCAAGATATGAATGGTATATGGACAGTCAGGATATGCTGAACTATGGACTTGTTGATGAAATAATTTAATATGGGCAAAAAAAGTTGGTGAAAATATGGCTAATAATCCATATAGTAATGCAGATTCCATAATAATAGATCAAAACAGCACAATTATTAACTTAAATACTGTAAATACAGCTATAACGGCAGATAATTTTGACATCAATAAACAGGCATTACAAGTAGCTATAGAAAATTTAGAAATAGCAAAACGAAATTGTGCAACAAATGAAAAAAATGCAGAACATAACCAAAAACTTTTACAACTAACGGAAGAAATGCATCAAATGAATCAAAATTTATCAGCATTGATTCAGATTTTAATTGAGAAAAACGGTGGTGTTGTCAATGAGCGAAGTGGAACTAAATAAATCTATGGAGGACTATAAGTTGGCACAAGAAAAATTACAAGAGATTGCAGAAAAGGATAAATTAAAATCACAAACTTTAGAAAATGAAGTACACAAAGCGGCTACATCCCAAGTTAAATTCGCACGACATATGGCTGTATTCTCAAAATTTATATCATTTATTTTTGTGATAACTTATTTGATTACTTTTATTGTGTATTTGGGTATATCAGTCTATCATTATTTTGTGTTTGGAGATTTTTTAATGGATATACAGACATTTGTTCTATCGCCTACACAAACTGTGTTAGCTTTTTATTTTACGACAAAGGGCGTAGAGAATGTATCATCAATAATTAGTGGATATTTGTCAAATAAGTTGAGTATTAACGGAATCTCAAAGGAAGGTGAATAAATGAATATAGAACAAAAATTATTAACTCCCAATAAATATAGCAGACCACAAACGAAACTTGCCAAAGTTACTAAGATTGCTATTCATTATGTGGGCAATGCAGGCTCTACGGCGATAGCCAATAGAAACTATTTTGAGAATTTAAAATCTGGTGCCAATGGATTATATGCTTCAAGTCATTATATAATTGGATTAAATGGCGAAATTATTCAATGTGTTCCTGAAAATGAAATTGCCTATACTACCAATGCTGCAAATAGCTATTCAATTGGAATAGAAAATTGCCACCCATCAGCAGATGGAAAATTTAATGATAAAACAAATCAATCCTTAATTGAATTATGTGCTGATTTATGTACGCGTTATAAGCTAAATCCTTTAAATGATCTTATTCGACATTATGATGTTACAGGAAAAAAGTGCCCATTGTACCATGTCAATAATCCGTCAGCATGGACAAAATTGAAACAGGATGTTTATAATTATATGAATAAAAAAGAGGTGGATGACGAATTGGTTGAAACGATAAAAATCAAGATTAATGGCAAAGAATATTCTGTTGATCGTATTTTGAAAGATGATCGTAATTATATAAAAATTAATGATTTTGCACAAGCCGGTTTTGTTATTGGGTATGATGCAAACGCAAAAACAGCAAGTATTGATTCACCAAAAAATTAATTAATAATTTAAAAAATGGAGTGATATTATGGGAAATTGAAAGGTGGAATAAAAAATATGTCTAAAAAATTAACATTTGAATTTGTAAAATCAAAATTTGATGAGCGGGGATATATTTTATTAGAATCTGAATATATTAATAATGCCACTCCAATGAAATATAAATGCCTACATCATCCAGAAAAAGATTTGTGGATAACATACGCCGCATTAAATAATGGTAGGGGGTGTAGATTGTGCGGTGTTGAAAAACGCTCAATTAAATCAAGATTAAGTTATGATTTTGTTTACAATGAATTTAAATTAAGAAATTACGAACTTTTAGAAACTCAATACGTTAATAACTATACTAAAATGAAGTATAGATGTTTAATACACCCTGATAAAGATTTATGGATAACATATAAGGATTTAAAAGATGGATGTGGCTGTCCATATTGTGTTAATTTAGCCAAACCTACGTTTGAATTTATAAAAGAGCAATTTATTCGAAGAAATTATGAACTTTTAGAAACTAAATATATAAATAATCATACTCCTATGAAATATAAATGTAATTTACATCCAAATGAAGAATTATATATTACTTGGGGTAGTTTACAACAAGGAGGTGGCTGTAAATTTTGCTATTATGATAGAAGTAAATTGACATTCCAATTTGTTTATGATGAATTTCAAAAAAGAGGGTATAAATTATTGGAAATGGAATATGTTAATCAAAGAACTAAGATGAGGTATCAATGTCCTAATCATTCGAATGATGAGCTGTTGATAACATATAATAGTTTCCAGCAGGGTCATGGATGTCCTTTGTGCAATGAGTCAAGGGGCGAAAAAAGAATATCTGATTTTTTAAATGAAAATAATATTAAATATATATCACAATATAAATTTGATGATTGTAGGAATACACGCCAATTACCATTTGATTTTGCAATATTTAATAAGATAAATCAGATATTATACCTGTTAGAATATGATGGAATAGGCCATTTTGAAATTATAAATTTCGGTGGAATGTCAGATGAAAATGCGAAAGATACCTTTAATAAAACACAAATTAATGACACAATTAAAACAGCGTATTGCATGAATAATAATATAAAACTAATTAGAATTTCCTATTTAGATTTTGATAACATTGAAGATATATTAAAGAATGAATTAAATATGGATAAATAGAATGGAGCGAATAAAATAGATGGATAATATATTGACACAGGAAAATATAAATATGATATTTACAGTATTCTTAATCCCATTATTGGGAGTTATTGTAACTTATATTACAAGTTTTATAAAAAAGAAAACCGAAGAATTAAAAGTTAAAATTGATAATGAAGAAACCACAAAGTATCTTGAATTGGCAGAAAATGCTATTATAACTGCTGTAACAAGTGTGACGCAAACCTATGTTTCATCTTTAAAAAATAATGGCAAATTTACAAAAGAAGCACAAATAGAGGCTTTTAATATGGCCAAAGAGTCTGCTCTTGCTATTATGAGCGACACAACAAAAGAAATGGTTGCATTGGCAGTTTCAGACTTCGATGTGTGGGTAAATAGCACTATTGAAGCTGTTGTGTCAGAGAACAAATAACTTTTTAATTTTACACATTTTATGTGATACGGGGGAATTTTATGTCTGAGATATTAGCTATAATTATTACAATAGCTGGACTTATATCAACTTGTTCAGGTCTTATATTAACATTTAGAAATATAAAAAAAACAAGTCCAAGTGCGGAGTTAAAAACTTGGCAAGCTGAAACTGATGCCAAGCTAGATAATGATAATCGAAGATTGAACCATCTTGAAAAAAGTTTTGACAAAATGGAAGAGCTTGACAGAATTATGCTTCGTAGTGTTAAGGGAATTCTTGGACATTTGTCAACTGGTAATCATACTGAGGTTATGAATAAACAGATTAAAGAAATTGACAATTATTTAATTTCAAAATAATAATTAAAGTCTGCATTTTTCATGTAGGCTTTTTTACATATGTAAATAAAAAGGAGAGTAATTATGAAAGTTAATAATTTTGATGCTTTAACAAAAGAAATACAAAAAAGAATAGATAAAAGTTTAAATAAAGAAGTTTTTAAGGCAATACAAAGAGTTGAGCAGCAAGAAATTACTGAAACAGTTTATGATGTATATAAACCAGAAGTGTATAAAAGAAGACATAAACAGGGCGGTATGGAAGATATTAGAAACATACAGATAAAGGGCGGTAAGGCCAAAGATGGAGTGTTGGAAGTAGTCAATGAAACTCCGCCAAATCCAGATGCTAGAGATGCAGATGTGGTTACAACGAATAAAGACTTGCCATATCTGATTGAGTATGGCGAAAGCTATACAGGAAGCGGCCACTATGATTTTCCAGGACATCCATACTCAAGTCCGCGTCCATTTACTGAAAATACTAGGTTGGAATTAATTCAAGAAGAACAGCATTTAAAAGCTTTAAAATTAGGATTAGAAAATAATGGATTAAATGTATGGTAAGAGAGGTGATTAAATGGCAAGTGATTTAAGTGTAAGAGTAGTCGCGCTGGCAGACACTAGTGGTGCTGCGGCTACAAAGTTTAATGATAGCTTACAACAATTATTAGGTACAAAAGAATTTAAAATATCCAAAGTTCAAATAGCATCATTTGATATGAAAGCCGCAATAACTGATTTAAAAAAAGATTTGATGGATCAATTATCGGAAATTACAATCACAACAAAAATCAGTGAAAAAGAATTATCGCAGACAATAACAGTAGATACTTCTCCTGCTCAAAAGTCCATTGAAGCATTAGAATCCAAGTATGCTGGTTTAATTGCGGAAAATCAAGGCGCTAGTAAGGCTGTAGAAGAATTAAAAACAAAATTAAGTGAAATTAAGGTAAATACAGATGTTAAAGCACAGGAAAAGGATGTTGAAGCATTAAGTCAAACGATAAAAGATACCATAAACAATTTAAATGATCTTGAAAATGCTCAAACCGCAATGTCCGGAAAGCAAGTTGGCATTAATGTTGATGCCATTAACACTGATATAGTAAATTTAACTGCCAGATTGCAAAAATTAACAGTACCAGAACAAGTTGCAGAGCGATTATCAACAATCAAAGAATTGGCAAATACAATTACACTTGAGGGTTTTAGAAATGAGACAGTTGACGATCAATTGGCTGTTTTTAAACAATATAATGACGAATTACAAAGAATAAGAAATAGTACAGCATTATTAGAAAAACAAAAGGGTTTTGATGCACAAAATAATCAATTAATAAGATTAGATCAATCTTTGGAGAAATATTTAAAGACTTATTCTAAAATATCTGTAAGCGAATATGCCAATGAATTCACTAAGTTGCAAACAGCAATAAAAGGTGCTATTACATCGGAAGACTTATCGCAGACTGCCAATTTAAGTGCCGAATTTAATAGACTTGATGCGGCAGTTACTTTAGCCGGACTTAAAACTCAAACTTTTGGCGATAAATTATCACAGGTCGCTGCAAAATATGGAATATTTCTATCTCTTGGTGCCATTATTAGACAAACCGTTGCCACAATTAAAGATATGGTATCTGCTGTTATTGAATTAGATGCTTCGATGACAGATTTGGCTATGGTTACAGGAATTGGTACTCAAAAGCAAAAAGAATTTATGGAATCAGCGAAAGCAAGTTCCAGAGAAATAGGCACTACAATAAGCGATGTAATTAAATCTACAAGTGATTTTGCTCGTCTTGGCTATGGACTAGGAGATGCAGAACAGCTTGCTAAAATAGCAAATGTATATTATAATATAGCTCCAGGAATTCAAACTATAGATGATGCAACAAAAAGTATAATCAGCACACAAAAAGCATTTAATATGAGTGTAGATGAATCTATGCACATTGTGGATGCTTTTAATCAGGTAGGTAAAGATTATGCTATCAGCGCACAAGATATAGGAGAATCATTTTTGCGTTCAGCCAGTGCTCTAAGTGCTGCAAATAATACATTTGAAGAAAGTGTAGGATTAACTACAGCGGCGTTTATAACACTTCAAAATGCAGAACAAGCGGGTACATTCCTCAAAACATATAGCGCACGATTGCGGAATACAGCAGGAGAACTTGAAGAATTAGGTGAAGATGCGGATGGCGCAGCAGAATCCATTACACAACTTCAAACACAAATATTGAATCTTACCAAGGGTGCAGTTGATATAATGGATACGAATGATACATTTAAATCCACTTATCAAATCACTAAAGAATTAGCGGAAGTATGGGAAACTTTAGATGACGTTACACAAGCAACTCTTACCAGATTAGTTGCTGGCAATATGCGTGTAAATGCTTTTTCTGGCGTAATGATGAATATGAAAGATGGGATAGATGCTACAAATACCGCATTAAATTCTCAAGGTTCAGCATTGGCCGATAATGAAATTCGCATGGAGTCTATAAGAGGTAAAATTAATTTATTTAATCAAGCCTTTGAGTCTTTGTCAGAGACAATGATAAGTTCTGATTTAGTGAAAATATTTGTAGATATAGGAACATTTGGAATTAGAGCTTTTGAAGGAATAATTAGTATTGCAGATGGCATTCCTTTTACAATTATAGCCATAACTGCATCACTTATTGCTTTAAAGGCTGTAATGAAAACAATAGGAGAATTAACACTATTTCAAAATATAGCAGCAAATTTTGCAAAAGCTAAAAAGGAAGCTTTAGCTTTAGGAACCGCTCTTAAAACTCTTGCAGCAAGCCACCCATATTTGTTGGCATTAAGTGTAGCTGTAGCAGCAATAGTAGTGGCATATAATGCATTCAATGTAACATTAAAAGAACACAAACAAAGACTCGCAGATGCGAATGCAGAATACGATGAAGCAAAAACTAAGCTTGAAAATATCCAAAGTGAGTTAAAAGCTGTTAATGATAGAATAGGCGAATTACAAAATAAAGGCCCATTAACTTTTGTAGAAGAGGGAGAACTTCAAAGCCTAGAAAAAATTACTTCCGAATTATTACTACAAGAAGAAATTGCTAAACGCATGGCGGCAATGAGAGCGCGAGAAACGGCGCAAGAAGTCATTGGAACGGCGGGTGCAACTTATGAGGACTTAGATCTTTCACAAGAAGCTCTTGATTGGGCAACTTTAAACACAGAAATAAGTGCCAATAGTGCAACTTTAAATGACAATCAAGCAAGTATGGCTATGGTAATAGCTGATTATGAAAAAATTTCTAAACTTAGAGATGAAATATACGCTAAAGATACTTTATCAGATGACGATGTAAGTAAAGTCGAAGAATATGACAGAGTTTTGGCAGGACTTGAAGATAAATTACTTGTCGGAATATCTAGCTATAGCGAATGGAAAAAATCAGTAGAAGAAGTCCCGATAGATGAACAGACGCAAGAAATGAAAGATTTTATTTCTACAATGGATGAAGGTATAGAAGTATTGTCTTTGTTCGTCATGCCAGAAAAATGGACAGAGTTAAAGTTTTCAGAAATATTTGACGCAGAAGAATTTAAGGAAGTAACTGATGAATTAACAAAATTGGCTGAAGCAGGAAACTTAACTTTTACAGCATTTCATTCAGTAACAACTTCGATAACTGGCGGTTCTGGATTTGTTGCCGCTATGGATGAAGCTGGATTTTCTGTCGTTGAATGTCTAAATCAAATTATCGCATTAAACAATAACAAAGTAGAATTAGACTCTGATGAGGCAGAAAAATTTACAAAATCCATTGATAAAACAAGAAGCAACATAGAAATGCTTATCAAAGCTCAACAAGAACAAAATAATGAAGGTGAAATATCCCAAGAAACATATATTAAAATATCCAAAGCCGGAAAAGAATATGCAGATTTATTAACTTATGAAAATGGACAATATAAATTAGTTTCTGGTAGCATAAAAGACTTCATACAAACCTTAATGCAAAAATTAATTCAATCATCTGTAGATATTAAGATGACTGAAGAACAAGGTCAAGCATTAGAAGATTTATCTTTAATAGCTTACGATGTTAGTTTGGCATATGACACATTGGGCGATAGTATAAGCGATATATCCGATGCTTATAAAACTGTTGAGTCTGCTCAAAAAGAATATAAAGATACTGGCGAGCTAACTGCTTCTACTGTTGCAGAATTAATTGCTTTAGATAGTCAATATTTGCAATATTTAGTAGATGAAAATGGACAATTAAACTTAAACGCAGAATCGTTGAACAATGTCTCAGATGCTATGCGACAACAAATGATTGAGACTGTACAAGCTGGTGTGGCTAGTGAAATAATGTCAATTATTCTTGCTGATACTACTAAAAAAACAGATGATTTGGGTACACAGGCAGAAACCACACAAAAGAAGTTAGCGGCCATAGGTGCAGAGGCATTAGAGACATCAAAAGGCTTTGGGGTGATGGCAGTGGCCGCTCTTATTGCTAACAAAACTATGGCAGATCAGGAAGTAGATGTTGAGGGGCTGTCTCAAACTGCACTAGATGCTATTGAAAATGCTTTAAAAACAGGTCAGGCCAGATTAGATGCTATTGGTTTAATGGGCGACAAAGTTGCCAGTAAAAGCAAAGCCGCCGCCAAGAAAGAAAAAGACACATGGAAAGAAGCATTTGAAGCACAACAAAAAGATCTTGAATACGCTCTAAATAAACGCGAAATAACAGAAGAAGAGTATTTTACAAGATTAGGCGAGCTTAACGAAAAATATTTTGCCAATAATGAAAAATATTTAGACGAATACAGAAAATACGAGCTTGAAGTATTAAATGGATTACAGGGAGTACGAGAAAAGAATCATGAAGATTTAATATCTTCTTTTGAAAAATCTATTGACGCACTTGAAAAATATATTGCACAAGTTGCAGAAGGAACAGCCAAGGATTTATCTTTGGATGCAATTACCAAAGAAGTTGAATTAATAGATGAAATGATAGCTCAACTTGGCGATACAATGGTTACTGAATTTAATCGTGGTAGTCAAGCTATAGATTTATTAAATCGCCCAATGGTTGAATTGGAAGATGGATTCGCCACTATTTTAAGCACTTCGTTTGGTGTGGATGGTAAGGAAATTTTAGTTACCCCTGTTTTACCAAATGGAGAAATCTTGTCTAACGAAGAACTTGAAAATTATTTGTTTGACTTATTGGCCCAGGGAGATATTGCCCTTGAAACTAGCCCAATATATTTAGGAACATTCGAAGATATAGAAGCGGCTAATGAATACGGCGAAAGTTTACACAACATTCAAGAACAATACTATGATTTAATACGGAGAAAACAAGAGCTTGCAAATATTCCAATAACTATTTCGTCCGAAGAACTGTCAACAATGGAGGCCATATCTCAAATAGAGCAATTGCGTAGTCAGCAAATTACAATTTATGAAGACATGCAAGAAGAACTTCATAGAATGGCAAATTACTATCGTGATTTGAACTATGCAGAAGATAGTGAGCAGATTGTTAAACTGCAAGAGAGATATATAGAGCTTAACGAAACTATAAGAGATGCAAATAAACAAACATTATCTGATATCGTAACAGTATTCAATAGAGCAATTGCAGACATAGATAAAAGTATGGCCGATGTTGATTTCAAAATATCTATTACAGCAGATGATGATTTTTCTACACAATCAACCTTAATTAATCAAAAAATAGAAATACAAATGGGATTAGTTAAGGAGCTAACGCGAGATATTAGTTATTTACAACTATCAACTGATGATGCTACAAAGGCCACAACAGAATATAAAGATGCAATTGCTGATTATAATACACAAATGCAAGTAGCGATTACTAATATATATGACTTAATTAATGCACAAAGAGATGCGGCCACAAAAGAAATTGAGCAAGTACGAGATTTGCAAAATAAAATAATTCAAACTCTTGAAGCGAGGTATAAAAAGGAGCTTGAATTATTTGAAAAAACGCAGGATGCAAAAGAAAAAGCTTTAGATAAGGAATTAGAATTACTTAAAGAGCAAAAAGATGCATCTGTAGACTCTATAGACGCTCAGTTGGATGCATGGAAAGCATTATGGAAAGCTCAAGATGCAGAGAAAAAGAAAAAAGATTTACAAGGAGAAATTGATGATTTACAGGCAAGAATTAACGAGCTTTTAATAGCGGCCACTACGGGCGATCTTGAAGCGATCAGTTTGATCGAGGATTATACCGCAGAAATTGCCAAAAAAAGAGAATCGCAAGCAGAAGATGAAGAAAAAGCTTCCCGAGATTCTATCGAAGAAGAACTAAAAGCACAGAAAAAGTCTATCGAAGATCAATATGAACTTCAAAAGAAAGCTCTTGAAGATAGAATTAAACTTTTGAAAGAAGAAACTGATGCTTATAAAGAAGCTATGGATGAGAGAACGTCTAATGCAGCCTTAATGCAAGAGACATACAAAATATTAGCTGATGGATTAACAGACGAATGGATAAAAAAACTTCAAGAGTATGAAGATGAATATGGCGAAGGTTTGGGAATTTTAGGACAATACGTACATGACAATCTAACCAAAGAGATGGAAGCATCGAGCCTTGCTTTACAAAATATAAACGACAATCTTGAAATACTATCCAAAAGCGAGTCATTATTGCAACTATTCAGTATGATATTTGGACTTACAGATATGGAAAAAATTGAATTAGTTGATAAAGAGAATTTAGCAGAAGCATTAACTGCCGCTGCAAGTATAATTTCTGAATTAGAGGGCATTGATATGACCGATGCTCTTGAGAAAATTGAAAGTGCTTTATCCGAAGTAGAGATAGAATTGCTCAATGAGGAAGATTTGTTGGCCTTAACAACTACTATTGATGATGTGAAAACGCAGCAAATTGAGAATTCAAACGAAGTGATAATGCAATACGGCACTGAAACCACTGAATTTGATAATATGCAAACTTCAAAAGATACTCGTACAACTAAATTTGTGAATGACACTAAAACTAAGGCGGATGATTTGTATGCTTTTGTATATGACAAATTAAAACTTTTTGAGACGAGTTATAAAATGACAATAGATACTGTGAATTCGTATACTGATACTTTTATTTCAAAACTCCAACAAGCTATTGATTATTTAGATACTTTGATTACTATGGCTAGTGAAATATCGGGCGTAAGCCTTACTGTCACTCACGCAACTGCCGATGGTGTAACTGTACAGCGATTTGCTACTGGCGGCAAGGTGGTCGGTACGGGATTGGTTATGGCCGAGGATAAGGAACGTATTTTAAGTGTTAGACAGACAACGGCTTTTGAAAAATTAGTTGATGTTGCAGATTCACTATTCAGTAGTAACCAGTCAATAAAAATGTCAAATCCGGTTAGCGATGTTCTTGGCGATAACAGCTCATCAATTGTAAATTCCTCTAATCGGATGGGCGATACACAAATTAATTTCAATGTGGCATCCATGACTAAAGAAGCATTGCCGCAAATGCAAAGAATGGTTGATGGTTTGAGGAAAGAAATACCAGATATTGTGGCAAATTCAAGATTTCAAGGTGCATCACTAAAAGGGTATAGTAAGACTAGATAAATATTGCAACTCTGCTAATAATGTTTAGCAGAGTTGTTTGCTTGAATAGAAAGGAGAGATTATTATTTACGGATGTTTTTTCCTCAACAATATATCATCAGCAAAACTTCCTAAGATTGGGATATCTTTACAAATAGTTAATGATGATGATGATATAATGCCTGTTTTTGGTGGTCAAAGTATCGTATCCGACAAAGTATTAGATAGAGATTATTCAACGTTTATTAAAACGGAAAAAGATAATATCACATTCACACTCAATCTTTCATTGCTTGATGGTGAATTTACACCGCAAATGAATGAATTTTTAGGAAAAATTTTGGGACAAACGCGACCTATCACATTTGAGTTAGGTGAGGATCGACAGAAGATGTTATATGTAGTGCCTACGAGCGAATTTGAAATACAGAGACTGCAAGGTTATAAAGGCATTCTGCCAATTACATTTGAGGCCACAACGCCTTACTGGCTGACCCCAATCGAGACTCGAAATTTAACACTGCAATATAATGACACATTTAACATCAACAATAGATCAAACGTACAAAATCAAGACGGAAATTATGATTGGTATCCGTATTTTAGATTTACAATTGCATCAGTTGCGCCCATTATAACTGAAGCTGGTGGATATGTTCTTACTGAGAGTGCGGGGTATGCACTAACAGAAAGCAGTTACAATGTATTGACAGAAAGTTATTCTGGATTTGATAGGTCTATCATTAATACAAATGGTAGTATTAACTTTAAAATCACTCATATTTCAGATAATAATAGAGTTATTGCATTTGATAGTCTAAATCTTGGTGAGACAATAGAAATGCAGGATATTTATTTTCAACAATCTTCAACAGGATTATCACGTTTTGCCAATTGGAACAAAGAGCCTTTTAAACTGCATGAGGGTAATAACGAATTCAGAGTGAATTTTCCATGCAATATAATCATGTCAACTCAATACCCGATAATTCGCTAGTAACATAAATGTAATTTGACATTGCAACTTCTAAATGTTATAATAAATTAAAAAATATTATAATAAGAGGTGTAAAATGCAGGGAAAATTTATAGACAGAACTGGAGAAGTTGGAATAAGCAATGAAGGGTTAAGAATGTGGATTATTGCATATAGAGGAGCTTTTAACATTGATGTAGAATTTGAAAATGGCTATATCATTAAAAATGTAGTTTATCAGAATTTTAAAAATGGAAACATAAAAAATCCATATCATTTAAGCGTTTATGGTGTGGGATATATGGGTGAGGGAGAGTATAAAGCCAGAATCAATGGCGAAAAAACAATTCAATACACAACATGGTTTCATATTATGCAAAGATGTTATGATAGAAAAATACATTTAAAATATCCAACATATAAAAATTGTGAAATATATAAACCTTGGCATAATTTTCAGAATTTTGGCAAGTGGTTTGATGAGAATTATTATCAAATTGATGGAGAAAATATGCATATTGATAAAGATATTTTAGTAAAAGAAAACAAAATATATTCTCCAGAATGTTGCATAATAGTTCCTCAAAATATTAATTTGTTATTTATAAAAAATAATGCCGTCAGAGGCGAATTACCAATTGGGGTTTCGTGGAGTGAAAATTTAGGAAAATTTAAGGCCACTTTAAGTAAAAATAATAAACGTATTTATTTAGGTTATTTTAATACATCAAAAGAAGCTTTTGAAAAATACAAAACAGAGAAAGAAAAATACATCAAAGAAGTAGCAGATTTATACAAAGACAAAATCCCACAGAGGCTTTATGATTCTATGTATAGATATGAAGTTGAAATAACTGATTAATTTAAAGTTGAGATAAATCTACCTCAACTTTTTTATATGAAAATTAAAGGAGGTGAATAATTCAATATGTATAGACCGCCGATCGCGGGACTAATTGCTGGCCTCAAGTACACATACGAAGTTATTTTATGTAGGCCAGACCGCACTGAGCTTATGTATATTCAATATTCAGATTTAAGTATTACACCAACATTTAACGAATTTAATACTTTAAACATAACAATCAATAGATTAGTTGGTGATTATACAGGAAAAACGAGAGTTAATCCATGTTGGGATATTATTCGCCATGACTTCCTTATTCACTTAAGGATTAAAGAGGGTGATGATGTAATATATCGCGAATATTTTGTGATCGAAAATCCACAATTGAATGGTAGCGATATTGATACTTATACATTAACCTGCTCAAGCTATCAAAAAAACGACTTTAACAATAAAATACTCTCTGGTGTTGATGGCTTAATTAGAAAATTATACGATCCTACAGGTGCAGTTGATTCTAACAATATAGAATATGGCATAGTCAACTATATTTTGAGATATAAATTGTACAACACTTGGAGTGTTGATTATGTTGATCCTGAATTATTAGCTTTAGAACGTGTTCTAACTTTTAATGGTCAAACTCTTACATCAGTATTTGAATCACTCGCAGAGAGCTGTAGATGTGTTTTCCGATTCAACAATGTAGATAAGAAAATTTCAATTTATAAAGCCAGAGTAGGAATGCTTGGCGAAAATAGAGGATTGATACTTGCACCACAAAATTATATTAAAAACATTTCATATGCATTGGATACAGATGGAATTAAAACGCGTTTATTTACGACTGGGAAAGATAATGCCGTAATTACAAGATATAACCCAACGGGCCAGAGATATGTCGATAACTTTTCCTATTACCTAGATGCCGGATACTTTTCAACCTCTTTAACCACAGCACTTAAAGCATATAACGCACTAATCGAATCAAAGCGTGGGCTTTTTGAAAGTTATTTAGAAGTATTAGATAGAGATCCAACAAATGCGACTTATTTAGCCCTAGTTGCGCAACTTCGTGATGATTTGTTATGGGAGAAAAATTTCACACGAGCACAAATTGTAGAATTAACTCCATTCATCAAGGAAGAAGTTTTATCTATTAGTCAAATATCAGATTCAAAACAATTGTATGAATATACGGTTGCACACTTAGCAACAATTTGTTTCACTCCTATTCAAATTAATATAGAAGCAATTGACGGATTCGCTCTCGAAGATTATCAACAAGACTGGCTCAAGCTAACAAACATTGGTGATTTTTGCAATATTTATTATGAGGAATTTGATTTATTATTTAAAGAAATTCGACTAATCTCATATACTCACAATCCCGTTACTCATAGCTTAAGTTTAGTATTTTCAAACATAGATGAACTTACTACAATGAAATACAATGATTTCAAATTTACCTCTGCCACTGCTGAAAATTTACTTTCTAGCTCAATTGTTGCACAAGAAACTGGATCAATTTCTAGCAATCTTGATTACGTGAATACAAAAGTAACAAGCTTAGAAGCAAGAATTGCCGCATTAGGAGGTTAATAAAAGGAGGGAACATATTGGCAACAAATTTAAAAATTTCTGAATTTACAAAAGTAACTAATATAAATGCCATAAATGCTGTAGCTGGTTATAACTCAACAAGTAACGATAATGTGCAAATAAGTATGCAAAATCTTTTAAATGGCATTATATCCCATGTTAATTTAATATATGATGTTGCGGGCGCAGGAAAAGTTCTGTTAAATTCACAAGACGATAATTTAGATTTTATTGGAAATAAACTTCATTCATCATTGACAGTCGCCAATAATCAATTGGTGGCAGTTGGTTTGCGAAATTTATTAGCCTCAGTCACTGAACTAAATAGCTTGCAAGGCGTTTCTAGCAATGTCCAAACTCAACTTAATGATTTGCGAAATTATATTATAATTCAGCTTGCAACTTTAGAGTCGAATATAAGCACTCAAATATCAACACTGACATCAAATTTTAATAGTCAGATTTCTAATTTACAATCATTAATATCATCAATTAATAGTGCTCACAATATTATTGATATTGATGAAGCTGTATTTCCAAATCGTGCAGGGTTACAATTTAGAAATGGATTTGCAGTTGAGGACAGTAGCACCACAAATAAAACTATTGTCGATACTATGTCTGCCAGAGATTATTATAACGAGACTATAAGTTCTGCGGTTCCTACAGAGTTTAGCGATCATATTGCAAATACAAATATCCATTTTCGTGATGTTGAAAATAATATTGCAGCAGGAACTGACAGTTTGATCAGTAATACTAGTGGATATGACAATGTTGCAATTGGTTCTAATGCTTTAGAAAGTAATATAGGTGGCAGGGGCAGTATTGCAATTGGTTCTTTTGCACTATCTGGCAATACTCAATCTTATTATAACATAGCTATAGGTGATCGTGCGCTTTCTCTTCATAATATCGCCAGCCAATCACAATATAATGTTGCAATAGGCTATAGAGCAGCATATAATAGTGGTAACAATAGGATGGCATATAGTATTGCCATAGGTGCCGAAGCGTTATATAATGGTTCAGCGAGTAGTGTAGCAATAGGTCAAAGAGCATTATATAATGCTACTTCTGACGCTACAGCCAATGTTGCAGTAGGTGTAGGTGCAGGAGACGCAAATACTTCTGGAGTTTTCAATGTTTTTATTGGTGCATGGTCGGGAGCAAACAATACAACTGGTAGAGATAATACTCTTATTGGTGAAAATGCTCTGTCCTCTAATACTACAGGCAGCAGTAATGTGGCAATAGGCTATTCAGCTGGACAGTATTTAGCTGGCGGTAGTGCTCAACAAACAATAGCTAATAATAGCATATTTATAGGAAATAGCACCAGGGGGCCGCTTCTTAACGATCAGACTAACCAAATTGTAATAGGTTATGGTGCCATAGGTTACGGTTCTAATACTGCCCACATTGGTAATACAAGTCTTGAATCAATTTCTTA